AACGCCGGTTTGATGAATATTGAAGCCGAAGAAGAATTGACTAGAATAGTCCAACTTAATCCTGAAACACTAACACCTGAAGATAAAGGTTTTCTCTATGCCCGAAGAACTTACTTGAATAACGAGTATAAAAGAATCTTTGAGGAAGTTTTAAAAGAGCAGGAAGCTTTAGCAGAGGCTAGACTACAAACCTCAGATACTAAATTAGAAACGAAAGCTGAAGTTAAAGAAGAAGACCCTACTTATCGGGATCTACAGAAAAAGGCTAGTGATTTAGGTATCAAATCAGTCGGTGTTAGTAGAGAAGATTTAGAAAAACAGATTAAAGACCTTTCTTAGCCGTGTAATGCGGAAGGATGAAGGAATAATATGGCTGGTAATACCAACAAAGATAAAGACAAAGATCCTGAAATAGACGCTGTTTTAGACGAAACTCCCCCGGATATTAATGAGCCCATTGTGCCAGAAGATGAGGAAACGGCTATTCCTAAAGACGAGATACTACCTGATGCCGATAATGATGACCCAAATCCGGATCCCGAACCGGTCGTACAGCCAGTAGTCGACCAACCGGCACAGGATCCGGAAACTCAAGAAGAAAAAGATCAAAGATACAGGGCGCAGCAAGCAGAAGCCCAAATCCAGAATGAGAGAACGAAAGCTTTAACTGATAAGGTTGATGAAGCTTCAAAGATTACTGATCCCACAGCTGAAGAACTTAAATCTTTTGTAGCTCAAGATGGCATTAATTGGGAGCAATTAACTAACTTCGAGCAAGCTACTGCTAAACGAACTTATCTGGCAGAGAAACGGTTTACTTTAGTTAGTGAAGCTGTTCAAGCTGGCAAGAAAGCCGATGAATGGGCTAAAACAGTTGATGATTTTATTGATAGCACTGATTCAAAGCCTGAGTATGTGGAGATTGGCGGCCACGAGACAGACTTTAGAAAGTTTGCTATGAAAGAATCACACAGAGGGACACCAGTTGATATATTAATGGGAGCTTTTTTACATTCATTACCGCCAGCTAAGCCAAATAGAGGTAGTTTATTCAATAGAGGTGGTGGTGGAGAGAAGACCGAAGTTAAAACAGGCATTGTAGACGCAGATCAAGCTTCAGCACTAAGAAAGAATGATCCAAGAGAATATGCCAGACAAGTTAAAGCCGGTAAGATTAAGATTGAGGTTTAAGTCTTCTTAAGTGTTTGAACTTCCGACTGTGTGCTTCACATAACATTAAGACATTCTGGGGATTGTGATTATTCGGGTTTCCATCTATATAGTACGGTTCAATTAGTTCTTCTAATCCACATAACAGACATTCAGTATCAGCTACAGAAGTCATATTAGTATTATCTGTTATCTGTTGAATGCGAGTATGTGAGACTCCATACAATCTAGCAACAGCGGCTAGGATAAAGCGGTGGATAAAGTAGAGATTCTTAATATCCTGATGATCTTTAGTCGTCATAGCAGAGGGATAAGATAACATATTCCCTTGCAATACTGCAAAAAAAGAAGCTAAATTCTTGTTTGTGCTAAAGAGAGTAATTAATCTAAACTCTCATCAATGGCTACATATCCTACAAAACTTGCTGAAGCGTTTGCTTCTAAAGCACTTGAGATCTACTACGCTACTTCCATTTCCGAACAAATTACGAATCAGGACTATGAGGGTGAAATCCGGGATAAAAGCTCAATCTTAAACATCTTGACCTTCTCAAAGATTCTTTCCCACACTTACACTGGTGCAACTATGACAGTTGATGATCTAACCGAAAGTTCAGGTCAGCTTTTGACAGATCAGGCTGTTGACTTCTACTTCAGAGTTAAAAGTTATGATAAATTCCGCTCATACATTAAGAATCCAGAAGGAACAATCCTAACTCAGACTGCCTCTGAGTTGAAGAAAGTTATTGATACTTATGTCTTAGGCTTCTGGACAGAAGTAGGGGCTGGAAACAGAATCGGAACCGATTACACGACTGGAACTGTCACAGTTACCGCCGTTACTGGATATGTGACCGGATCGGGTACAACTTTCACTGCAGCTATGGTGGGTAAACCTTTTAAAGCAACTGGTCAGACGACTTGGTATCGGGTTAAAACCTTTTCTTCAACTACCTCTATCGTTATTGAAGATGATCTAGATGATGTTACCTCAGCTTATACTGGGGGAACTGTTGCCGGTGGTACTGCCTTTAACATTCAAGCTGCAACCGCTATTCAAGTTACTAAATCAACAGTCTATGATCAAATCAATCAGTTGGGTGTTAAGATGAATGATCTGGAAATTCCTGAAGATAATAGATGGTTAGTAGTTCCTCCAGCTATTGCTGCTTTGATTAAAGAAGCTCCTGAGTTTATCCCATCTGGAGTACCTGCTGCTTATGACAGATTTACTATCAATGGCCGGGTTGGTGGAAAGATTGCTAACTTTGAAGTTTACATGACCCCTAGGGTCGTTGGAGATTCAGTTAATGGTTGGCACATGATCGCCGGTCATAAATCAGCTATCACTTTTGCCATGGGCTTTGTTGAGACTGGTATGGAAGATCTAATCGGAAACTTTGGTAAAGCGTACAAGTCCTTAAATGTATATGGTGCAAAGGTATTAGACGAGAGGCGCAAGGCCTTGGCCGAGCTGTTCGGTAAACTTTAACCTTTGCAATCTCTCTTCTTTCTCCCTTGATTGCATTCATATAAATTATTATGGTTACATCAGCAGTTATTATAACGGCAATGCAGGAAGCAGGAACGCCATTATCGGCGATTACGCTTAATGCTGTCAGATCTTACTTTACAGAATACTTTGATGTTTCTAACTATACAGAATTAACTGCTTTTTTAGATACAACTGCTAATTCTGGATCTACCCCTACTTTAGATATTAAGTTTCAATTATCTCCTAATAAAGTAAACTTTTTGGATTCAGGTGATTCATTCGCTCAAGTAACGACAACGAATAGTGTGACTCTCAAAAGACTAACTGCTAATTTCGGTAAATGGATGCGGTTAAGAATAGATGTAGCAGGTACTACCCCGTCTTATACATTTAGTCTATACTTAGTCGGAAAAGGATAATATGGCCGCATTTGAAACAGTTGAATCATTACCAATAGAGGATCAATTAGAGATAGCTAGAATTCAAGCAATTGATTCAACTTTAAGAACAGCTAGCGAAGCCGCTTTTTTAGTTTCTCGTGCATTACAACTAGCTAATTCAGTTTTAATCTATGATGCCGATGGTTTGATATTGGAAGCTGAATCCGATACAGCCACAGGTGGCTTAACTGGTTTTAGAAGAGGTTGTCTACTTTTTGTTATTAATTCTTCTCAGAGAAATATATATTTAAATGTTGGAACTAGTTCAAGTTCGTTATGGTCTTTAGTTAATAGAGACTTAGTTAGTTCAGTTTCGCCTTCTGTTTCAGTTAGTCAATCAGCTTCTTTGTCTCCAAGCGCAAGTTTGTCTCCTTCAGCTTCTACCTCTATAAGTCCATCTGCTTCACTCTCTCCAAGTTCTTCACCATCAGCTAGTTTGTCTCCTTCAGCAAGTACCTCAGCTAGTGCATCTAGCTCCCTTTCGCCTTCAGCTTCTCCAAGTGCTGGATCAGCCCTAACTTTTGGGTATACAACAAAAGGATCCACATTTGATAATTGGACAGGTGGACAAATTATTGGTAGTAAATTTACATTGGTTGAAGATGCAAATATAGTGTCTATGTCTATTGCACGATCAGGCGGAGGAAGTTCTACAGATCGAGCAACTATGGCAATCTATGATACTAGTCTTAACTTTGTTGTCCAAACTAGTGTATTTTTACATACAGCTACAACTGATAATCTTGTTTATACTTCTCCAGTATCAAACTATTCTTTACCCGCAGGAGATTATTGGTTAGTCTTTATTAGAGAGTTTATAGCTGGTGGTGGAACTAATAATAAATATTGGTATGATCTTGGAACTGCTAGTCAGGGTATAAGAATAGCACCAAATACAAATCCTTCACCTTCATATTGTGATCCAAGTAGTCCTGTTGCAACCATACCATCACCAACTTATGTAGATAGAAAATATTCTATTTATGCAACTTATACCATAGCACCTTCATCTTCTGTCTCAGCTTCATTATCAGCTAGTCAATCTGCTTCTCTATCTCCATCAGCATCTCTTTCACCTAGCGCTTCAGGCAGTGCAAGTAACAGCGCTTCAGGTTCAGCCTCTGGTTCTGCCTCAGCAAGTGCCTCAGCCTCTAAATCATTATCACCTTCTGGTTCACAGAGTCCAAGCGCTTCAGCCTCTTCAAGCGTCAGTGCTTCAGCATCACCCTCTGGCTCTCTCTCGCCAAGTGCAAGTGCTTCAGCATCAGCCTCAAAATCCCTCAGTCCATCAGCTTCATCAAGTCCGTCTTTATCGCCTTCTGGATCTCAAAGCCCTAGTGCTTCAGTTTCGCCCTCAGTTAGTGCCTCTTTGAGTCCATCAGCATCTCTTTCACCT